TAGTGTAACGACGTCTAGCGGAAGCGGGAAAACGATAAATTACACCATACAGTATAATAATCCATGTGGATCGGGAAAGACGTCTAGGATGACTATAGGATACAAGAAAACGAATGGTCAATGGGAATACGAGACGAGAATAGTCCCTATTCCTTCCGGATCAGGGACTTTCTCTGAATCTACAACAACCAACTACGGGATATCATCTGGAGCTTACGCTTATTACGAGGATGGTCAAGGAAGTGGATCTTGTTGACAATAAAAAAGGAGGGGTTAGTTGGCCTCTCCTTTTTATTGTATATACATTATGGTATATAATTATCTATGTTTATATAAATCTAAGATCCTTTTTCTTTGTATGATTCAATATCCTACTGATATGTCTTGTACTAAAACCTGTTTTGTCTTTTGTCTTATCATAGATATAGTTCTTTGATATGTATGCTGACATCTCTCCAAGATCCTTTATAATCTCATCATACATATCATGTATCTCATTATATTTTATGATTGAGCTATCTCTCATTCCTCTTTCCCCGATACCATCAACAACATCCTCAGCACCGAAGAAATTGATTATAGATCTTATTATGTTCATGCTTATTGAATTTTTTGCGTTTTCTTATTAATATCCATATCCGGATTCTCATCCGTAGGTATCTGTAGTTTGGTTATCGTCTCCCTTAACGTCTCAGATACCACATATTCCAGTAACTTATCAGGGCATATGAAATCATAATCCCATTGAGATATACATGGATCATCTTTTTTCGTTCCACATCCCCCTAGCTCTAACGCAGCTTTTCTGTCAAGGGTTATAAGATCCACGTTTATAGCCTCTATATTTATATCAGGTATATAGATATATCCATCATTGACGTAATAATAGTATTGATCTATATTACCATATTTACGTTCCTTGTTATTAGCGTATTTCCTTAACGATATAGGAGTAAATATAATATCATCCATGATGTTCGATACCTTTATAATAGCCGGTCCTATACGGGTATATATCATATCGGGAAGCCTTTTCTTGGATCTCATAAGTATCCGGCATAACTTAAACTCATCAAAACAGCAATCAACCTTCCGGACTCTCTCCATCTCCAGACAATTGATATGGGTATATAGCGATTCCTCGCCGAACAAAGTACCGTCAGCGTATTTCTGGGCTATATACGATCTGGCTTTCTGCCTTCCTATAGATAATATCCACCTCCTACTGACATGAGCGTCCTTATTGATGGAGTTCATATCATTTATGATCCTAGATACAAATTCTGAATTTTTCATGCATGAAATACTAAGGAGGGGATATACCCCTCCGGTTATTACTTCTTTTTCTTAACCTTGCCTCCACATTTCATTTGAGGTTTCTTTTTCTCGGAGACTTTGCCTCCTTCTGCCATCTTCTTTTTCTTAGCACATGCCATAGTCTTACTTTTTTAATGTTAGTGATACAATATTAGTCATTTCTATCGAAAATAGAATAAACGAGGTTGATGAAACTACCAACTTACCGCCGCGGCACAGGCTGAC